TGTTGGTTTAAGTTTGGTTGCAGATGTAGCTGATCAACAAAAGTTTATATACAACTGTTTAAGTGAAATTGAACAACACTTGAGAATAAGTTCACATCCTACATTGGTTAAACCAACAAGTGTTGACGCAGTAGCAGGTGCAGGTAGTATTCTTAATTTAGAAGAAGGTACTGACGCAGGTCTTAAACCTTACTTGTTATCACCAGCATTGAGTACAACAGACAGTATATTAAAAGCAATCAACAATAGTGTACAAGCTATTCAACGTATGACACATACAAGTGCAATACAAGCTACAACAGGTAGTCCAATGTCCGGGGTGGCTCTCCAAACAGAACGCCAACTCTTAAACGCCAAGCTATCTGACATTGCTGATACACTACGTGAAACTGAATTGATGATGTGGGATATTTGGTTAGATTGGCAAAATCTAAACTATCCAGATAACTTCAGCATTGAGTATCCAGAATCATTTGATATAAGAGATGAATTTCTTGAGCTTGAATTTTTACTTAAAGCTAAAAGTGCAGGTGTTACTAATCCTATGTTCCAAGATGAATTGAACAAACAGATTGTTGCAGTAAGCATTGATGATGCCGCTAAACAAAGTGCCATCTTAAATGATATGGACAAAGGTGACTTTGTACCACATGAAATGACAAACCCAGAAACGGGTGAGACAGTAGTAGCACAAACACATGAAGAACATTTGGCATTAGGTGAAATGGGTTACACTCATGAAGGTGAGTAATGGCATTCAATACTAAAAAACATGACAAAGTATTACAACGTACATTAAATGAAATACAAGCAGGTGCGTTTGATAATATCAAGTCATTAGAAAATGAAATAGCAGATTTGGTAGCACAAGGGCTACCATTAGAGTTGGTAAGACCACAGATTATAGGTGCATACAACAAATATTCAGAAAGCATCCGTACAGTGGCACAACCCCTGATAGATGTAAGTCAGGACTACCTAACACAAAGTAGTCTACCTGTACAAAATGCAGACCTTGTTGCACAAACAGCATTGCTGGCACAAAGTCAAGACAATTTAAGTACAGCAGTCAACTCAGGGGCACAAGATATCTTAACTGTTGTAACATTAGGTACAGTAGCAGGTGTAACCACAGCAAGTTTGGTTAACCAAGTTAGAGGAAGAATTAGCGGAATACAAATGGAAAGTTCAAACCCAGATGTAAGACGTGAACAACGTAAGTTACGTAGAATGATGAAGAAAGGTGCCACTGGTGCTGAATTAGCCGCAGTAGTTGCCACTATCAAACGTAAGTTACCGGGAGATGTTAATACCAGTGCAAGTTTAAACGCTATCTTAAAGACTACATCAGAAAATACAGTAGGACAATTTGATGGTGCATTTGGCAAAGCACGTGCCAACAATATAGGTGCTGAAAGGTTCAGATATGAAGGTGGTATTGTAGAAAAAAGCAGACCGTTTTGTAGAGAGATGTTAGGACAAGAATTATCCGCAGATGAAATACAAAACATATGGGACAGTGGTAGCTGGGCAGGTAAATCACCAGGTGATCCATTTGTAGTAAGAGGCGGTTATAACTGTCTTCACTACTGGGTACCCATAGAAAATGAAGAAGATTAGGGTGATAAATAAACGTATAAACGTTGATATACAATAGTATATCAGAACCCCAAAAAAGGATTTGACATGACAACAGAAACTCATGGTAATACTGAAGCAACAGAGACTGGCTCTGTTGAAACAGGCCAAATAGATAACCAGGACAAACAACCAGTTAAAACATTTACTCAAGAAGAGGTTAATGAATTGATTGGCAAACGTGTTGCCCAAGTCAACAAAAAATATGACGGTGTTGACGTGGATGAATACAAACAACTCAAAAGTTTGAAAGAACAGATTGAGGAAGAGCAATTAATCAAGAAAAATGATTTTGATGGGCTACTAAAGAAACAACGTGAGAAAGCAGACACAGAGATTGCTTCATTGCGTGGTGAATTAGAAAGTATCAAAGTAGACGGTGCATTAATAAATTCAGCTTCAAAGCTGAAAGCAGTAGCACCAGAACACGTTGCTCAATTATTGAGAAAGAATTTAAAACTAACAAATGACGGTAGCGTAACAGTTATTGATTCAGAGGGTAAACCCAGATACACAGACAAAGCTGACCCAATGTCTGTTGATAATTTAGTTGAAGAGTTCTTATCAAGTCATCAGTATTTCAAGGCCGCTGGACCACAAGGTACTGGCAGTCAAGGTAACACTAACAATGTAGATCAAAAAGACTTTGATCTTACAACACTTGATATGAATAAGCCTGAGCATAGAAAGATCTACAAAGATCTAAAAACTCAAGGGCAAATTTAACTAAAAAGGAAATAATAAAATGGCAAACTCAAATTACGGATCAGGTCTAAATTTAGACGCTTTAATGGTCCCATTTCAATCACAAACGGTATTTGCGGCACAAGAAAACAGCTTATACCTTCCAGGTACTTTAGTACCTATGGTAGAAGTACCAGCAGGCTCAGCATCAACGCAAGTTGCTGTTATGGGTTCTGTAGCGGCTACAGCTATCTCATCTGAATCAGCAGGTGGTTCAGGTAATCCACAAGACTTTGAAACAGTTATCCCTTCAGACACAAAGAAAACTATTTCTTTACAACTAATTGCGGCGCGGAGCGTCTTAAGAAATATTGGTGGTATTGACGTAGACAATATGTCAAGAATCATGGGTAACGCAATTTCTGCTAAAGTAGATACTATGGTATCAGCAGAGATGGCTAACTTAACGCAACAAGAGATCACTGAAACTGGTTCACAAGCTCTATTAAAAGAGTTCTATGAAGCAATTGGTGCTATCAGAGCGGCAGGTGAGGGCGGACCTCTAAACGCAGTTATTTCTGCGGCGGCATACAAAGAGTTTATGACTGATATTGGTTCATCAGCTTTTGCGGCTTCAGACGTACAAAACCAAGCAATGAGAACAGGTGCTATTGGAACCATCAGTGGCGTTCCATGTTATGTTTCACAATTCTTAAATGACACTAACACAGGTGTTACTGGAACTAAAGCGGCAATCTTCTCACAAGATGCTTTAAGAGGCGCAACTCAAGGTGGCGTAAAAGTAGATATAGATAATAGAGCCAGTGCTGTGGGTGTTGACTGTGTGGCAAGTATAGCCTTCAACGTAGCAACGCTTGATGCAACACGTGGTATCTTATTGAAAGATGCGGCATAATAACTAATACTGTTGGGGGATATATTCCCCCAACAACTATAGGAGAATATATATGGCATTTGCTACAAATAACAATTTACAAGAATATGCACCTGAAGTTTTTGACCAGGGAGTTGATGATTGGACAGATGAATTAGCCAAGGCTGAAGAAGATGTTAAGAACTTGATTCAATTCAAATGGTTCAATAAGTTTTACAGCAGAGATCAATACAATGCAAGTAAACTTGTAGAGTCACAATGGACAAAGACAACAGTATATCAAGCCTTATATGCCTATATCTTACCAAAGTTAAGTACATTCAGACCTGAAGGTGACCCTTTTAGAGAACAACTATCTTTCTACAAAGATAGATTCACTGAAGAGTGGGAACTACAGTTTGGTATTGGTATAAAGTATGACTTTGAAAATGATGGATCAATTGGCAATGAAGATGTCAAGCAGGTATCACAAGATAGGTTGTACAGATAATGGCACGTAGAGAAGATATATTATCAGCTGTTATAAAAGAACTAAAGAAACAACGTAGTGTTAAGTTAGGTAAAGTTGAGAGAGATCCAATTGACCCTAATGAACTACCAAAAACAGCATTTCCAGCAGTATATGTTGAAACATCAGATGAAGACATTGAAGATATTACTATGACAATGGGAACTGACGGGTTACAACGCAGAGGTACTATGGAAATAGATCTTGTATTGTTAATTGGTGGACGTTCAAGAGATACTCAGCGGAACATTGCTGTGGAAGCTATTGAAAACACACTGATGGCAGATAGAACATTAGATTCTACTGTAGAAGATATTAGGCTCACAAGAGTTGAGACTGTGACAACTGGTGAAAGTGCACCTTTTGCAAGTTGTAGAATGATATTCACAATTGAATATTGTTATAAATTAAATAACACATAGGAGACATCAATATGTCAAACTGTTACGCAGGAAAAGATGGTGCTCTTTCAGTAGGGGGCACAAACGTTGCAATGTTGACTTCATGGACTGTTACACAAAATGCAGAATTATTAGAATGTAACTACATGGGGGCAGATTGGAAAACAAGTAAGTCAGGCTTAAAAGGTTGGGAAGGTTCAGCGGAAGCTAACTTTACTGATACAGCAGGTGCTGGATCAGACCAAGCGGCTAACGCCTTAACTGTTGGTGATACTGTTACATTATACTTCTATCCAAATGCATCTGATACAGATTTTGGATTTACAGGTAGTGCAGTTATTACAAGCATTGAAAACTCTGCTACATTAGGTGAAGTACAAACTGTAAGTTTAAGTTTCACTGGTAGTGGAACATTAACAACAGACGTTACTGTATAATTGATCATATCATGGGCTACTCAAGTAAGACAACCAGAAAAATGTTGAAAGAGTTAGCCCGTGATTATGACAAATATCAACGTAGTCTGTTTACAAATTTAGTAAGCCAAACGCCTATTGATACTGGCCAAGCACAAAGAGGCTGGAAAAATGTTACACAAATGAGTGACGTTATAGGCACAGGCAAAACAAAGGTAGTCATAAGAAATGATGTACCTTATATAGAAAGGTTGGACGGCAACCCAGGCTGGAGTGGACAAGCCCCCAAAGGTATAGTCAAGCCAGTGTTAGCAAGAGTCCGTAAACCATAACAAGGATGAAAAAACAAATGACAAAGAGTACATTAGAAAAAGCAAGACATCACTTTCATAGTGCATTAGCACATGATTTAATAAAAATTGAAGTTCCTGAATGGGAAGAAACAATTTATTTTAAAGCGGCAACAAACTTTGCTGTAGAAAAAAAGATTATAGAGTTACATGGTAAAGGAGACCTTGTTGAAGCTTTGGTTGAAACATTGATTGCTAAAAGT